AGGAGGAATGCCAGCCATTGTTCTATTATACTTTGCCTGCCCTAACGATATGCTACCACTACCGGACATTATGACTTCTTCTTAGTCTTCTTCTTAATGAAAGTTTCAACTTCAATGTCAGGGAATAGAGTGCGAATCACACCCATAACATCGCCTTCAGCCTTCTTCTTAACGCTCTTTTTGTATGATTCAAGAATATTAGTCATTGTATGCTCCTTAATAAACCAAAGAATAATCTATAACTTCACAATTTCTACTGACTTCTTTAACAAAGTATATGCATCTAGGCTTTTCTCCATCATCAATAGGTACACATAAAAACTGACCGTTCTTTAATCTTGGGGCATACCAAGTAACTTCCGGATAGATATCTACAATCTCAATTGGCAAAAACGATGGACTGAATGAACTTAGTGGATTGAATTCAAATACATTGAATCCCCTATCGTTCAAGCTACTCAACGGCAATGCTTCTAGGTCACCGTGTTCTTTTTCACCAATCAATACTTGCCAGTCAATCGGCATCTTGATAACCCTGTCTGCTATTTTCAATACAAGTGCAGGGCTGTTGAATGATTCCAAAAAGATCAATGGAATATAGTGATAGTCTACGTTTGCTGGAACACTATTATCTAGGATAGCAAAGCGCAAATCATCAATTTCGTCGGGGAGAGTTTCTAGGTTATAGAACTCGTTATCTAATGTCAGAATTCGCATGATATAATACTATCACGGTTAGTTATGATTGTCAACATATTAATAATCTAATTTCTCCAAAGTGAAGGGATAGTTTGCTTCTTTGTAGAAGGCTTTACGTTGAGTCAAGTGCCTCTTAGCAAACTTGCAGGAACTCGTGATATCCCAAATCTGTACGAAGTCCTTGTCTTCTGCTTTACGAATGCCTCGACCAATACTTTGAATGACTCTCACGAAAGATTTACCTGGTTCAATAAGAACCAAATTAAAGATGCGAGGAATATTAATGCCCACTGCTGCGACTCCGTATGTTGCCACAATGATTTTATCATCGCTCGTAGCGACTTCATCATACTCTGCCTTTCTTTCTGTTAATCCAGTGCCGCCGTTAACGAACACTGCGTTACCGCCTAATCGGCTGACAATCTCTTTGCCTGCATTGACTCTATCAACTAAAACAAGAGTGTTGCCAGTCTCATTGACCTTTTCAATAAGCTCTGCGATTCTATCAAGACGCTTTTCATCTTCTAATAGATGCTTCAACTCTGATTGATAGTTAGTGAACTCTACGTTGTCCTTAAGCTGGACGATGTTAACGTGACACTGTGCAAGAACGCCGCGGTCTTGTAGTTCACTTGCAGATAACTTGCCGATAACTGGACCAAGCGAAACGAGCAATGATACGCGGTCCATTTCAGCTTTGGGAATCGTCCCTGTTAGTCCCCAACGAATCGGAATGTTGCTGAACACGCCAGTGAGCATCGTCTTAAGAACATCAGCCTTAGCCATATGAACTTCGTCAACAATAACGCAGGCAATATCATCAAAGAAGAATTCGTCTAGGCTTTCTTCGCCTGCATCGGCTGTGTTCTTAAACAAATTGTTCAATGACTGCCAAGTGCAGATTGTATGCGTCTTGCCATAGTCTTTACGGTCACCGAAGTAAACCCCTACATCAAGTCCTAAATTGATAAAGTCTGCTTCTGTCTGTACGACTAGGCTCTTGTTAGGAACGATTACAAGACTGCGGCCATACTGTTCTACGCTCTTAGATAGAGCAGCAGTCATAAGTGTCTTACCCGCCCCTGTAGCGACTTCCTGTAAGCTTTGAGGGTTAACTAAGAAGTTGTTTACAATCTCTACCTGATAGTCTCGTAGCACGATGGGCTGACCCTCACGCTCATGTCCTACTGGCCATACAGTGTCAGCAAAGCTATCTTCACGAATCAAATCAAACTCTAACTTACCGTGCTGCTGCCTATGGTCAATCAGTTCAATGTCATAATTATTATCATATAGATATGTAATGATATCTTCTAGTAGATTGAGGTAGGTGCTACCGGCAAGACTGAAATAGCTAATCTTGCCATTCCAACGACCCAAACGAACCGAAGGCAAATATCTTGCCCCCGGCTTCTCGTACTCAAACTTCTTCATCAATGCACGACGGTCTGATAGTTCAAGACCCTCAATCTTTACATTGACTTCATCCTTAATTATGATTTTTGCTTCGTTCATTTGACCTCAATCGGTCGGCTATCTTTAAGCACGACTGTTTTACTTATTTGACCTGTAAAGGCACTACGAACATCTATGTTAGATGTATGCTGAATAAGCATATTGACTCCATCAGGAAGCTTACCAAAACTCATTGGACCAAGCGGCTGCATACCGTATTTGGCAATAAGTTCATATAGAGCATCCTGACTTATGTGTGTTCTAAGTCCTCTGCCAACAATGACATTCTGGCAACCAAGATTCTTCATCCAAGAGATTGCAGTCTCTACTTGATCCATTTCCATTTCGTAGACACGCTTGCTTGCAAACTCCAATCTAGGGTCAGATTGGTACACTGAAGGGTCAATGTCGATACCCATCATAGTCAACTTATGCAATGTGATGCCATCAATCTTCAACTCCATGTTTTGGATTAGTTCCCCCAACACGCTATTGATAGCAATGATGATCGGTCTACCATTGATTACATGTAGAGTAGGGTTGTATACCTCTGCATCATAAACTGAAATGTCACCGAACAACGTGTTAAGATTATCATCAAACCTAACTGTGGGGAAATACTTCCCTAGTTCAGTATTTGCAATCTTCAATGCGACTGTATTGAACGGGGCACGATAAACCTTGCTATCCTTATCCCATTCATAGTGGTTGTTCTTAACTTGCCTAAATGCACTGATAAACGGCTTGTTGAAGGGCACCTTGATTACAAGATCATCGCCATACAACGAAACCATTGCTCCAGTGTATTCCGGCGTACTCTCAACTATCTCTGTCTTCCAAGGCAAAGACTTCAAAATGTCTTTGTCAAATCCGTTCTTAGTAAGCTGCTTCTTATACTTGCTGATAAGATTATCAAACAAGGTAGCCTGATTACTAGTGACCCTGTTCTTGTTTTGGATCATAGTTTGCAGGTTGGCCATGAACTTGTAGTCATACTGACTCAAGCTTACCTTACCATTAAGGAAGAAATAAAGTAGTTGTTCCTTGTTGTTCATATTCTTACTATATCACCGTTGTATATTTTTACAAGTATTCTGGAAAAAAGACAGGGACCGAAGCCCCTGTCAAGTTTGTTGAAAGAAACTGTTATTATGAAAAACTGAAAGCCCATTCTGGAATTGGCCAATTAATGGGAATACCAAATGTACCTTGCAGAATAAACATTGGCCAAAACAATGCGTAATAAAGTACGCCAAAAATATTCATGGCTGGGATAAAGTATGACATAGTAGCGCCCAGCCCCAACCCAATGATTGCATAAACTATGAGCAAAATCTTAACGCTTTTCATTGTGAAATCCTTACACCAAAGAACCATAGATCAACTCTAGCGAACCAACGACCGTCATGCTTCCCAAATCCAATACGAAGCATGCGGTTGTTAGTATCAAGCGGGATGCGAGTTAGTTTCTTTATCACCGCTTCATGCAAGTGCTTTCAGCAAGTGCCTTCCAGTTGCGCGGGGAAATCTTGATAAGATCGGCAAGCTTGAGAGCCATACGAATTGACATTTCACGCAGCTTCTTCTGATTGGTCTGCATAAAGTCAAGCACTTCGGCACCTTCACCATTCTGAAAATTGTAGTCAGCGAACAAGCCACCTTCGGCATCACGGTCAACCTGACGAATGCGAAGCATCTTGTCACGCTGGGTGTCAATCGTCAAGTCAATGAAGTGACAACGACTTTCAAGGGCTTCAAGGTGATCCTGCAACTTCTTGCTGCGAACGTTTTCAAACTTGAGGTTCGTGATAAAAATAGCAGAACCATTGAAGTTGAACGAGTTAGGAATACCCTCGTCACGCAGAAGGCGTGAGTCCGAGTTCCAGCAAATGCGCCGACGCTTACCACTGTCGAGAGCAGCCTTGAGAATGTTCAGAGCAAGTTCGTCACCGAACACGCTATCGCAATCGTCAAACACGAGGACGTTCTTCTTGTCGCTGTAGCGATACAGCTGGGCATACAGACCTAGTGCAGTCATAGCACCCTTGACAACTTCGTAACGAAGCTTCTTGCCTGCAATCTTGTCAAACATCGAAGCCTTCTCAAGCTGCTGTTCAACACCAAACGACTTACCAACGCCCGGAGGACCCGAAACAATCATCGCACGAATGTCGCTGTTGATACAAGCGGCGCTCATTTCGTCAAGGATCTGAAAACGAGAAGCAATACGATCCATCGCTTCTTCATCAGTTTCAGTAACCGTATCAGTCGGAGTAGCATCACCATCAAGAAATTCAACATCACTTGTATCAGCAATCTTGATGCGAACTTCGTCAATGTTTACAGGAAACGCACCGTCATTCTTGACAGTCACGAAAGTACCCTTCTTACCAGTCTGAAAACCCTTGACAAGAGTAAACTGGCTGTCGATGACCGGGTTGTTGCGATATTCACCGTTCTTAATGAGAATGCGAGACATATGAATTCCTCTGTGTTGACGTTATATATTAGTTATAGCAAAATGGGCACCCGAAGTCAACCAAAAAATGACCTCGGGTGCAATTTTTTATCCGTTCAAGCGAGCCTGAATTTCAAGAAAGAACTGATTGTACTTTGCCATACGTTCAATGTCCTTCTGTGTGACGCCTTTGAGACGACGGATATCTGTATTGTGACGAAGATCACAAAGCTTAACACGCATTGCGTCCTCGTTGGCAAAGACTACTTCCTTGTATTCATCGTAGGTCTGACCGGGCTGCTTAGTAAGCGCCTTAACACCATTGATCACACGTTCAGTGCAACCGATTGCTTCAAGGTCTTTCCAAGTAGTTTTGGTATCTTCAACAACATCGTGAAGCAGCGCCATACACTGTAGTTCTTCATCGTCGGTCTTGAGATAATGCATGACCTTAAGCGGATGCAGAATGTAGGGGTTACCGCCCCTGTCAAACTGACCTGCGTGAGCATTCGTAGCGAGAACTAGGACTTTGCCGAGTAGTTCACCTTTTTTCATACATGCTCCTTTCTCTGTCTATAATTAACAATAGCAAATCGTAGGAGCTATGTCAACCGTTTATTGTGGTTTATCTTTGGAAATTGATGAAATCGCAGTTAGTGCAAACGACGATACTACCAATACCAAAACTGAAACTACAATGCCAAACGATGCGATGAACCATTGTGCGGAAACAATGACGACCGCTACTGTTGCAATCAGACTGAATAGAGCAAGAATGGTCTTAACCAGTAGAAAGATTCCGCCTGACCATCTGTTTGCTGTTTCGCCTAACGCTGTTAAAAACTTAGAAACGAACAATTTAAATTGTTCACTGTCCCAATTGCTGTTCATAATTAAGTATCTCTTCCTTTAATTTAAGTTTACGCTTTTTTAACTCTTGGATTTTTAAATCATCAGCGTGAATGTAAACAAGCTGATTAATTTCCAATTCTAAATGATGATGCTTATGCTTTAGTTCTGCGATATGCAGTTTTAGTTTATCGCCCTTCATTATAGTTCCTCTCAATTTTCAGATATTGATTGTCCACGCCTTAGCAACGTAAAATTCTAGATTGTCTCTGCGCTTCTTTTCAAGAAAAGTACTGACATTCAACTTGCCAGACTGAATACTATGTTCCCAAAGATTTCTGACAGGGTTATGCTTTTCTACTTCAAGTAGAATGCGAGTGTCGGAGTCATCCTTGAACCAGTATTCATAATGACGAGAACGCTTCTGCCCATTATCAGCTTTAGCGATAAAGGTCAACGTAATGTCTTCTCTATCACGCTGTCTAGCAGGACCGAGGTCTTTATGTTCTCCGCCAAATATTTCAATCAACTGCATATCATATTCGTAGAAGTAAGGCAGCTTGTAGACCATACCAACAAAACGTGAAGTGAGAGTATTAGGAGAATTGTGTAGATACTGCATCAAATCAGTTTTAAACTTAGTGAAGTCATCGCCGCGCAATTTAGCCATAAGCAGCTTAGACATATAATATGACTTGACTGACTCCGCAAATACACGATCCTGATCGGTAATTTTATTTACAATCTGATTAGCGTGTTCGTTTAGAGACCAATTAAGATATGATATGGAATCGCTTTCTCGTGACTCCTTTATCAGACGATAAAGAGTGCAACTGATTAGCAAAGGGTCTGTCGTAAAATTATAATGGACTTCGGTATCCTTGGACTCCGAAGCTTCAACTAAATCTTCCCACGCAATTGCTGTCATATTTCTCATAGTGTTCTCCTTACTATTTCACACTATACGAATTGTTAAAAAATAGCAATAGACAGGTTACCCAATAGTAACGTCTTCCATGCCGGCTGTTCTTAGACGCACAATATGACCAAGCTGCCATTGCTTTGCGTCAATTCCTTTAAGTATACCCAACCATTTGTTACGTAGTAGAGCAACTTCGTTGATTAGTACTTCAAAATCAATAACATCATCTTCACCCTCTGCATACTTTTCAGCATCACGAGGAGTAAGTTGTCTGTTATAGTTTTCTAGGTACTTCTTGAAATATTTTCTTTTGAGTTTTCTCAATTGAATATTGAGGAAATTGAGTACCGCTTCAATCTCTTGTAGTTGATTAAAGCGATACTCCGTGACACCGGGTAGTGCGGCAATGTTCTTTTCAACATTGCCGTACACCTTAACGTCATTCTTTGCGGAAATCAATTCATTCTCGTAATGAGTAATGAAGTCAGGAATGTGACTCAAATCCTGAGTGATTTTGCCATACCAAGTCATTAGTACTGATCGTCTTCTTCATCATCGTAATAGTCGTAATAATCTTCTTCATCAAGATCATCTTCATACTCGTGAACTAAACCAGATTCTGGAGTTTCTAGGTAAAAATCAAGTGCATCCTTGATATCCTTATCACCTCTAAAAGTATTCTTAATCTCAATTGCAGAGTAATCTTCTTCTACGAGATAATTAACCAGTGTTTCAGCAGCGCCATCAACGTCGCCAGCCTCAATACTTGACTTTAGAAGCTTCCAAACTTCACCGATTAATCCAATACTCATTCTGCCACTTCCTCTTCTTCAATCAAAGCGGCATTCTTGCTTGTAGACTTTGCTTCAAACTCATCCATGATTGTATCAAGACAACCATCGTCATTTGCTTCCCAAGCCTTACGGAACTTCTTAATGATAGAACCATCAAGCTTAGTGTAAACGAGGCTGTTGCCTTCCTTAGATACCATACCCATTGATTCTGCCATGTCAAGCATACCTGAGTAAGGGTTCATACCAGTTTCGTATGGAATCTTAATCTGAACAGATTCAAACGGCTTTGCGTAACGAGTCTTCATGACCTTACAAGCACTGCGAATACCACGAACGTCACTGACCTTGTTGCCTGATTCATCTTCCTTAAGCTTAAGCTTACGCATAGCTACAACGATTGACGAAGCATAGATGAAGCCCTGACCACCTGAAATCTTATCGTCAGGATCAAACATGTCCTGTGACGCATAAGTGTGATTAGTTGCTACAAGACCTACGTTGTTCGAACCAAACATGTTTACACAGTTACGAACAAGTGCAGTCAATGCCTTAGGCTTACGACCCATGTCACCCTTCATATCACCTGCTTCGAACTGATTAACATCAGTAGGAGTGAGCAACATGCCGAGCGAGTCAATGACGAACAGAACCTTAGGCTTATCTTCTTCATTCAAGGTCTTGTAGCCTTTCATGAATTCACTGATAGTTTTCGCAACGTCATCAATCATTGCCATATTCAACTTGAGGAGCTTATCCTCAGCAGTGTCTACGCCAAGAGCGTGAAGCCAAGCTTCGTCAAGTGCGTTTTCGCTGTCAATCAATACAACGTAGATACCCTGCTCTTGGGCATGACGAACAAGGTTGCCCGAACAGATGTAGCTCTTACCCGAGCCGGACTCTCCAGCAAA